TTGCCTTTATAACTGACGAGATAGCTGCAGATCCAGATGGTATTTCTGTATCAGCACAAGTAGCCAATAATGCCGCTTTAGTAATAGGTGGTGCTTTACACTCTGGTAATGCTATAGCTTTAGCAGGAGCAGCAAGAAAAATAGAAATTACTTCAGGAGGAGATGATTCAGGTATATCTTTTACTATTGTAGGAACTGGTATTAATGGAGATGCTATAACAGAGTCTCTTACAGGTGTTGATTCAGCAACTGCTACAAGTACAAATTTCTTTAGAACAATTGCGAGTATTACTGCCGTTGGTGATCCAGCGGGAACCGTTGTAGCAGGAACCACAACTTCTGCCGCAGAAGTTGTTAATGTAGAAAGAACCAGATTAAAAGGCTATTCTATAGTTTCTGGTGGAACTGCTGGCGTTGTTGAGTTCTTTGATGGTGATCCTAATAATAGTGGATCTGCTTTATTTAAAGCTAGAACACTTGGTACAGATAATACTACAATAGATAATACAATACCACAAAATGGCGTTGTATTTGGCAGTGGTTTATATATCGTGTGGACTAATACTACAGTAGACATGATGAGTTACTTTCACGCATAGGCTTTTAATATGGCTGAGAAAAAGAAAAAAGGCACTATGAAGGGACACACCATAGGTGGTGGGCAAAAGCGTCCCACCAAATCTGGTGCTGGAATGACTGCAAAGGGTGTTGCTAAATATCGTAGGGACAACCCTGGAAGTAAACTTAAAACAGCTGTTACTGGTAAAGTAAAAAAAGGTAGCACGGCTGCAAAAAGACGCAAGTCATATTGTGCACGATCAGCCGGGCAAATGAAACAATTTCCAAAAGCTGCAAAAAATCCTAATAGTAGATTAAGACAAGCTAGGAGAAGATGGAAGTGTTAAAGACAAGAGATTTAATAAATGGTGTTTCTGTCGTTCTTGTAGCGGGTTCCATTATTTGGATAGTAAGCACTCTCATTGAGGTTGATAAAAGAACAGCTATGACAGAGATGAAAGTTTCTGAAAATCACAAAATGATAAAACCTTTATGGGAAAATTTTATCAGGAGTAAACAAGATGGTTATGTCAAGGGGCTCGATGAGCAAACAGATAAAAAATTCAGTTTCAAATGGAAATAAAAAACGACCAAAAAGAAAACGAAAAACAAAAAATATTCAGAGGAAGCCCTGTTAAGTACTGTCTGAAGTGTAAAAAGAAAAGATGGACTTGTACATGTTATAGGGTCAGTGGATTAGAGGAGATAAGAAGTGCCAAAAGACGCATGTTATCGCAAAGTAAAAGCAAGATTTAAGGTTTTTCCAAGTGCCTATGCTGGAGGAGCTATCGCAAAATGCCGTAAAGTTGGTGCTGCAAACTATGGTAATAAGTCCAAGAAAAAAGCAGAAGGTGGTGTAATAACTGCTAAACAAGGTAAAGCTTTTACAAAAAGAAAATCAAATAAGAAGAATATCGCAAGAGGTTGTGGTCAAGTCTTAAATGAAAGACGTAAAGTCACAAAGTATAGATAATGGCAGTAAGAAAGACAAAAGCAGGTCTAGCCTTAAAGAGATGGTTTAAGGAGGATTGGAAAGATGTTAAAACGGGCAAAGCGTGTGGTCGTAAAAAAGGTGAAAAGAGAAGTACACCTTATTGTCGCCCTAGTAAGAGAGTTTCTTCTAAAACTCCAAAAACGTCTTCGGAGATGACTTCTGCTGAAAAACGTAGTAGAATAAATCAGAAGAATAAGTTGGGTCAGCCTTCGGGTAAGCCTAGAAGAGTAGCATCACTAAAGAGAAGGAAAAAATAATGGAAACGGATTTTTCAAAAAGATTAAAGAAAAAAAAGACAGATAAGTCAGATTTTTCAACAGACAAAAAAAAGAAAGACTTATCAGATTTTGCCGGTAAGAATAAAATAAGAACAAACACTTCAAAAATGAAGAACACTTTTGCTAGTGATGCGGGAGTAAAACCAAGAGCTTCTAGTGGAAAGACCACTTTTTCTGCGGACACTAATATTGCAAAAATATCTAGTAAAGCAAAAGATAAATCAGATTTTGCAGGGTCTAATAAGACTAAGCCTAAAACAAAAACAAACAAGCCTAGAATTGTTTCAAAGAAAGAATTAAAAGCATCTGGTTTGTCTTTACGAGACTTCTTAAATAAAGAAAGAGGCTTAACAAGAAAAGACGGGAAGAAAGTTGTAAAAAAATCGTCTGCTCCCAAAGCTCCACCTGCAGCACCGAATAGAGGTAAAAAGAAAATAGTTTCTTCATTGAAGTCATCTAGGTCAGGTATCGATGGTGGTTCTTCTCAAGTCAACAAGGCTAAGAAAAAAGTTGTGAAGAAAAATGTAATGTCTACAAAAACACCTAAGACGTTTAAAGGCACAAACATAACTCCGACCAAGTTACAAAGACAAAGAATGCGTAAGAGAGCAATGGGGTCTACATAATAAATGGCAACATCAAATTCAAGAGATTTCGACTTAGATGTCGGTGAAATAATAGAAGAGGCTTATGAGCGTTGTGGCTTGGAGATGCGTACTGGCTACGATGCAAAGACTGCTAGACGTTCTTTGAATCTTATGTTTGCTGATTGGGCAAACAGAGGATTGAATATGTGGACAGTCACACAAGCTACTACATCTATTACTTCTGGAACGGCAACTTATTCTTTCGATGCTACTTATGTCGATCTCTTGGAAGTTGTTTTAAGAAATAGTAGTGGTACAGATTTTACATTAACTCAAATGAGTAGAAGTGAATATCTAACCATATAACTTTATGGTCTACTCCAGATGCTTCTTACACATTAGTTTATTATTATGTAAGCCGTATTCAAGATGCAGATGCTTTAATCAATACAAACGATGCTCCATTTAGATTTTTACCATGTGCTGTCGCAGGTCTTGCTTATTATCTAGCAATGAAAAGAGCACCAGAGAGAGTTCAACTATTAAAATCAGTCTATGAAGAAGAATTTCAAAGAGCAGCAGCCGAGGATGCTAATAGTACTCCTTTAAAATTAACACCTAGCATGTCTTACTATAGTTATTAAAATGACAAATATAATAGAAACAAAATTTGGAACTTTAGTTAATACAAGCAAGATAGCTTCTGGTAGTGCTTCTACTATCAAGAAGTCTGGAGCTTTTTATAATTTTTCTATTAGAGTTGATAATGATGATATTCGTGAGTACTCGTTTACAGATTTAGCAAGAGCCGAATACATGAGAAGAGTTATGATTGGTCATTTAGAAGAAAAAATTAAAAAGAGTTTTAAGAGAAATGGCTAGATACGCAACAGGAAAAAAAGCATGGGGCTTTTCAGATCGTTCTGGATTTCGTTATCGTTTGCGAGAAATGAAAACCGAATGGAATGGTTTGAAGGTTGGTCCTGATGAATATGAAGCTAAACATCCACAGTTATAGCCTAACCATCCAGGTCCAGATCCGACAGCCTTGTATCAACCACGACCACATCAAGATAAAGAAACAACTATTTTTGCAGTTTACACAAGCACTGGTGACGGGATTATAGGAAAAAAGTTGACAAGTTATGAGGCTACGGCTAGTGTTGGAACAGTTACAGTGAGTACATCATGAGTTTTACATTAACAACATTAAAACAATCTATACAAGATTGGACACAAAACAGTGAATCAACTTTTGTAGGTGAGCTTGACTTCATTATAAAGAATGCAGAAGAAAGAATTTTTAAGGTTGTTGATTTAGACTATTTTAGAAAAAATGTAACTGGTTCAATGAGTAGCAGTAATCAATTTCTACAAAAGCCTTCAGATTACTTAGCCTCTTTTTCCTTATCTTATGTAAATGCAAGTAGTGAAAATGTATTTCTTCTACAAAAAGATGTGAATTTTATACAAGAGTATAATCCTAATCCAGCAACTACTGGGTCACCAAAATATTATGCTTCTTATGATGTAGACAACTTTATTGTTGGACCTACTCCAGATTCAAATTACACTGTAGAATTACATTATTTCTATAGACCCGCATCAATAACAACTGATGATAGTGGTACAACATGGTTAAGTGAAAATGCTCCTGATGCTTTGTTATATGCTTGCTTAGTTGAAGCTTACACCTTTATGAAGGGTGAAGCAGATATGTTAGCTTTATACACACAAAGATACGGGGAAGCCGTGAGCAGACTTAAAGTTTACGGTGAAGGTCAAGAAAATAGCGATGCTTACAGAGATGGATTACCTAGAGTCAAACGACAGTAAGGTAGCCGTGTGAAAGATAAAAGTGTAGCAATTGTTGGGCTAGGTAATAGCTTTTCAGAATATATATTAGCCAAAATTAGAAGTGAACATTTTGATGAAGTCTGGGCAATAAACTCAATGTCTGGTGTTATATATCATGATAAAGTATTTATGATGGATCCACCTTCTCGTTTCTTGGATCAAAAGTTTGCAGGTAAGCAAACAAATATCATGAAAGAAAGGTTAGAGAAAAAACTCAACATACCTATATTTTCGTGTATCTTAGATGAGAGATGTCCAGATGTTGTTGAATATCCATTGCAAGAAGTTCTTGAAAAAACTAAATATGCATACTTAAATAATACTGTTGCCTATAGTATTGCTTATGCAGTAGCACAAGAAGTAGCAGATATTCATTTATATGGCATTGATTTTACTCATAAGAATGTAGCTTTCGCTGAAGCAGGAAGAGCTTGTTGTGAGTTTTGGTTAGCTATAGCTACTGCCAAAGGGATAAAAATTCATGTGGCACACAACTCTTCTTTGCTAGATACTAATGTTCCAGATGAAGAAAAATTGTATGGCTATCATAGACTAGATGATCCCATTGTTTCAACAGTCACACAAGGTAGTATGTTGATTACAAGAAAATCTAAACTAGAACCACCAAACCCAATAGAAGAAACACCTAACATAGTTGGCAGAAAAGATATACCAGGAGTAACTTATGAGGAGTAAAAATGTTTGAATTAGGTATAAGCACTGTAGGAAGTGTTAATGTTATGACTTCAGATAAAGGAGGTTTAACAAATGAACAAGTTGCTGATCTAGCCGTTGATAAAATAGTTAGTATTTCTGATCAAGCTCCAGCACATATTAGGCAACAAGCAAATCAATTCAGAGAACATTTAAAGAATGTTCTGTATCATTACCTGCTCTTGGCAAGAAAAGAAGAGCGTGGTAGTATAATTCAAGTTCTAGAATCAAGTGGTCATAAAGAAATGGCTGAATATATAAGGAGACTATAAGATGGCAATAGCCCAAGCAATGTGCAATTCTTTTAAAAAAGAATTAATGTTAGGCACACACAATTTCGCAACAAACGGAAATGATTTTAAATTAGCACTTTATGCAGAAGGTAGTGGTGGTAAATCATCAACAACTGCTACTTTAGGCTTTGGAACAACTGCATATACGACAACTGGAGAAATTGCAAATAGTGGTAGTTATACTGCTGGTGGTGGAGCTTTAACAAAAGTAGCTCCCTCTGTAGCTACTTCTACTTCTACTGCAACAGCTTTCACAGACTTTGCTGATATAAGTTTTACTACAGCAACTATTACTGCTATGGGTGCATTAATATATAATGACACAAATAGTGATAAAGCTGTATGTGTATTAGATTTTTCTAGTAATAAAACATCTACATCAGGTACATTTACTGTTCAGTTTCCAACTGCTGATGCTTCAAACGCTATAATTCGTATAGCTTAAAGTAAACCGTTATGGCTAACGGTTGGGGTCAAGGTGCTTGGGACGCTGTAGGTTGGGGAGGTATTGGTAATACCTCTTTTGCTGTTACTGGTGTCGCAGGAACTGGTCAAGTTGGAAATGAAGGTGCTGGTGGTACTTCTCTCGTCATTGAAACGGGTTTAGAAGCAACTGTTTCTGTTGGAACTGTAGCTGCCAGTAGTGTAAATATTACACCTACCACTGGTGTGGTAGGTACGAGTGCCGTTGGTAACGTACTACCAAAAATACCAATTACTTTTTCTGTTACGGGTGTGTCTGCAACAACTGAATTTCTATCTGGTTGGGGTAGCGATGCTTTTGGTAATCATATTTGGGGTGGTGGTGTTGCCGCTATTCCTGGACAAGATGTTGTACCTACTTCTACTGTGGGAACAGGTTCTATTGGAACAGTTAGTATCACGGGTACGGGTACTTTTAGTGTCACTGGTAATATTGGAACGTCTGCCGTAGGTAATGAGGTTGTAGACGCTCAAATGCTACATGCTGTCACTGGATTGACAGGCACTGGAGCCGTAGGTAACACAACTGAAACTGGCAC